CAAGCCCCTATCCTGTTTCATGGATGGCCTATGTCTGCATCCACAAAGAAACCCCGGGGCCGAACCGGGGTTCTTTGCAGAACGTGTGCTTACAGCCGCTCCCCAGCGATCCGCAAGGCGTCGAGCCCAGTCAGGCCAGGCCCTCTACCATCACATTCAACATCTGAATTCTATGCCATCACAGCCAGATCAGTCAACCCTTAAGCGTACTGATTTTGTCATTATCCCTAAGCAGTTGCTGCGGGATTGCAGAGACCGGAAGAACCATTTGTTCGTCTACGCATGGCTTTGGGATCATGCCGGCACCGACGACAAGGCCTACCCGTCGATTGAAACCCAGAGCGTGGAATGCGGCATGAAGGCTGATGACGTGCGTCAAGCCCATCGATGGCTTGAGGCCGGGGGTTGGGTCACAAGTGTCCAACGGCCTGGTTTCACGACCGTTTTCCATGTGCGCTCGGAGCCGGCATTATCTGGCAAAACCTTAATGAACACTGGGGAAGAGCCTCGTCAAAACAGTGGCCCATCCCCTGGCAGGGGAACTCCCCCGAAAGGGGTATCCCCCGGACGGGGGGTTCCCCCAAATGGGGGATACCCCAAAAGGGGTGAGGTACCCCTACCCCAACCGGGGGAGGGGACCCCTCCCCCAAATGGGGGATACAAACAAGAAGTACTTAACAAGAAGAAAGAAGAACAGCCTTTAGAACCCCCTGTATCCCCCACTGCGCTGCGCGCACCGGGGGACGAACCCGCCAGCGTGATCGAGGTGACGGAGGTGATCAGCCTCGATCCGGTTGAACCGACCTCGCCGGACACTCCCGTTGACCCGGCACCGGTGGCCGCGGCCTCCAGGCCAACCACCGCCGAACCCGTTGTCGCAGCTGCAGCGGCAAGCAAACCCAAAGCCCAACCGAAGGCCGCGGCCACCGCCAAAAGCCGCTCGGCGCAGGCTTGCCCCTTGCCGGGCGATGCCCCGGAGTTGGAGCCAGATCTGCTGGATCTGCTGGCGACCTGGTGGCAGCGCCGCTGCCGCGTCCATCCCCGGGCCGATCGGCTGCAGTTGGGAACCCGGACCTTGAACGCGATTCGCCTGGCGGTTGAGCACGGCGTGCTGGAGGGCTACCTCGAACAGGCAGCCGAAGCCGGCTGGCAGTCCCTGGGCCACGAGGGACACCGCCGGGTGATTGCAGGCTTGGCGGAGGCAGCGACAACAAGCGATTTTACGCTTGCCCTCGCCCATACAGAATCCAGGATGCTACGATCCGGCAAACCGAATTTTGACCCTTCCGACCTGCGCCAGCAGAAGCGGGATGCGATGAATCGGGGGATCAACCACGAGGTACGGAGGGCCCATGACGATCAGTTCCGATGACCTGTTTGACGTGCTGGAGAGCCTTTCGTCCCTCCAGCGCTTTGCCAAGAAGCTCACTGGCGATGATCACACGTTTGCGTTTTTGACCTTTCCGCAGCAGGCACGGCAAGAGCTGAACAAGGCTCATTTGATTTTTGCGGCACAACAGCTGTTGCTGGATCCTGAGCCCGTGCCAGACATGGCTTTGCACATGGCCTTGCTTCGGTATCTCTATCCCTGCCAGGGCATTTCCCCGTGTGTGGGTCGCGGGCTGCGGAGTGATCTGCCCCAGCGGCTGGCCGCTGCGGGGACTTTCACCCCTCTACAGCCGGTGCCTGCGGAGCACCGGGCTTTTGCCCTGCCTCCTGCCCAGGCGATCCAGCCGCCACCGAAGACCCGGGCCGAGCGCATCGAGTCCCTGTTGGCCCTGGCCGCGGCTACTGGCGTGGTCAATCCGCTTGAGCCTGCAATGGCCGCGGCCGCCGAACCCCAGCTGGCTGAGGCGTGATGGAATCACCCACGACCATGGATGATCTGGTCGCTTCAGCGGCCACGATTGACATCTTCGCAGTCTCCGTTGGAGAAGGAGTGGTTACCCGCTCTCGGCTTGAGAGGGGCGTTACGAACTGGGGCCAGCGAGCGGCTATGGGTGTTTTGGATGGGTACTGGACCCTGGAGCAGCTTGATCTATGCCATCAACCCGGCACCGGAGCCCAATGCTCGCGTTGTGCAGCCAATGCCTGGCGATCGCGCCAAGGGCTGCCCCCAATCGAGCATTGCAATTCCGCCCGCGAGTGGATTGCAGCGCACCCCGAGCAATGGGAAGCGCTGCTGCGAGCAAAGCTCCGCGATGAGATTGCGACACCCGATCTTCCCCCGGCAGTCGGTGAAGGTTTTGGTTAGCTCCGCTTCCATCATCCACGCCTGACAACCCGCAACTTTTTTCCCACATTCGACTTTTCCCATTATGGCCAGCTCTGATCAAATTGTTCGTGCTGCTTCTCCAAGCAATGGTAATAGGACTGAAGCCGATGCAGTCGCTGAAATTGCCCAATTAGCTTGCAGGCCGCTTGAGGTTGAGCCTGGAAAGATTTACTGGGCCCATACCGGCAACGGCTCTATGGATCTCCTTGATCTGACTGGAGATCGTAGCCGTTTTGATATCGGTTTGCCACCATTAAGGCCATCAGGCACTTTCAGGTTTCATCAATTAAATGGATTTATTGACTATATCAACAGTCACATCCATCCTGGCCCACGGGCTGAGCTATGGGCTGATTGCAACAAGCACACAATCACGGCCGTATTGGATGGCCATTGCCGCCACAGCCCTTCGGATCTTAAAGAGCAAGAACCTGGCTGGGGCGCTCATCGAGCAATCTTGGAATTCCAGCTCACTGCAGCGTGGTCCGAATGGTTTGAATTCTGCAAGAAAAACCATCCTCAAGATGAATTCGCCGATTTCTTGGAAGACCACCTGGCTGACATTGTGGAACCAGACGCGGCAGACTTGTTGGAGATTGCCTCCAGTCTTTCTGTTGCTTCTGGAGTAAAATTCCAGCAGGCATTAAGGCTGGCTTCCGGTGAAGTAAGTTTTCAATATACCGAAGAGCACAACGCCAGTGCCGGCAGGCAGAACCAGCTGAAAATTCCCAAAAGCATCACCTTGGCCTTGGCGCCTTTCGAAGGATCGGATCCCTTCAAAGTCCCAGCACGATTTAGGTATTCATTGCGCGACCAAAGATTAACCCTGCGGCTGCTGCTGGATAGGCCGGATCAAATCTTGCGATCCTCAATTAACGATGCCATCAAGGTGATTGAAGAACAAACCGACCTAGTTGTCTACCACGGCATTCCGGCTGGTCCGCTGTGACAGATCAAGGCCTCATTTGCATTGCTCTTTTTGCCATTTTGCTTCAGTACATCAGCTTTTTCTTCCTCTTTCATAAAAGCTCAAAATGACTTACGAACCCTCAGGTTTACCAGCCACCGATGACGCCGCGGCCAACGGCGAGACCGCAAACTTGCAAGCCTTTTCGGCCTGGCTGTTTCTCCAGCGCCAGGGCGCCTTGCACGGCGAGCTCACCGTGGCCCTGGCCGAGCTCACCCAGGCGGTGATGGCCACCGACAAGGCCGGCAGCCTCACCCTCACCATCAAGGTCAAAAAGGCTGGCCGCGGCATTCAGATGCTGGTCGAAGACAAGGTGGTTCTTCGCAAGCCCACGGCTGAAGTGGATCCATCGTTCTTCTTCTTCGATGAAGAATCCGGGTCACTGAGCCGCAACGATCCTTTCCAGCCTGATTTGCCGTTGCAGTCCCTGCCGGCGCGGCGCACGATCCACGAGTTGAAAGAGGCCAGTGGCGTCCAGCTCACCAACTGAAGCCATGGGCGATGCTGCAGCCGAGGCGATTAACAAGCGCCTCGACGAGATTGCAGAGCAGCTGGACAGGCTTTTGGCCAGCTTCCAGCTGCATGCCAGGCCGTCCAACCCAAAAAGCCTTTGGCTGCCCCTGCCCGCTGCCGCCGGAATTTTGCATTTCTCCAGTGCCAAAGCGCTGCGGGGGGCTATTGACCGGGGCACAATCCCTCCCAAGTTCGTCAGGGACACAAATGAGGACAGCAGCAAGCGGCGACGGCTGCTGGTGGATGTTGAGGGCTATGCCTCACATCTGCGCCACAAGTGATGCCATTGAGTCATTGTCGAAATAACGCTGGTACAGCGTGGTGTGGACCATCAAGGAATGGCCCAGGCTCTTGGCTGCCAGAGATGGGCTGATCTGCGGGTTGGAGATGGCCCGCACGGCCCAGGCATGGCGAAGGTCGTACGGCTGAAACGGCACTTGGAACCGGCGAAAGGCCACCGCCAGCTGCGCCCCCACGGTTCGGCTGTCCCGTTCGAAATTGATTGCCGGCAGCCGTTGCTCCTGGAGGTTCCATCGCTCGATCCAGGCCTTCGGCAGCGGCAGGCTCTTTCGAGCACCAGTTTTTCCCGCCCGGATCACCGCCAGACCATTGCGTTCGACACAGGCCATCAGCAGGGCCTCGTGGGGGCGGGTGCCATAGGTGGCGCAGATGCCGGCGACCCACTGCCAATTGGCGGGCATTCCATCGATCGCATCGATGATCACCTGGTCATCGGGCAAGCTGCGCGGCCGCGCTTTCGAGGGGCTGTAGCCCTTCCCGAGATCCCGCAGCTCTTGCACAGCCTCCATCCCCATTGCCAGGGCCTGCGCCACAGCCGTCGCTGCCAATGCCGCCTTGCGCCTTGCGCACCCACCAACAGGCTTGCTTGCCACCAAGGCTCGCAGAATGTTGAGCGTCACATCCTGCTGCTGCAGCAGTGGCCGCAGCGGCCCCCCGTAGGCCGTCGCCCAGCTCACCGCCGATTTCGGACCACGCTGGCGCCGCTCGTGCCACCAGATCTCGGTCCGCCGAATCGCTTCATGCCCGCTGATGCTTTCCCGGGCAGCACAGTTGCTCGATCCGGCACCAGCCTGGGCCCAGCGGTCAAAAGGGAACGGCTGAAGGCCGCGGCGATGCAGCTCGATGTCCTGGCCCAGCTGCTCGGCCAGCTCCCGGGCTTGGTCAATCCCGGCTGGATAGGGAAAGGCGGTGGCGATCCGGCGTTGCTTCCAGGTGCCATCTGCCATTGGCAGGGTGCCCCGCAACCGCAGCCGGCCGCCGGACGGCGTGACCTCCATCGACACGCTGGCTCCGAGTGCACGGAGGGCCCGGTTGACTCGGGCGAGATACGGGTCCTTGGGAGGCATCGACCGTGCCTAAAAGCGTGCCTACTTTGGCCCCTTGCGGGCCTTTACGGGCCTTTTTGTGCCTTCTGAATGCCCGGCTGAATGGCCACAGCAGGATAAGATCCCTTGTCCTGACTATGGTTTTTGGGATGGGGGTCCCGAGGATCGAACTCGGCTAAGGCGAATTATGAGTTTGAGCAACAGCTAGGCCTGGCAACGGGTTTGGTCTGGCCGGTGCCTAGTTCGTGACTTGCTCGGTCCGCTTGAGCCTCAACCTCAATCAGCTGGCCCATCGGGGTCTTGGTTTTCTAAATGAATGGGCTGCCGTTGCGTCCCTGGCAGGAAGATTCCCGGCTCAGTTGGGTCGGAGTCGGTAAAATGCTGTAGACCTGGCCGCCGTTAAAACCGGAGGCACCACCAGTAACGCCGCTAGGTCCGCCTTCATCCAGCCGCCAAACACAGGAGATTGAAATGTCTAAATCGAATGCCTTTGAAAACGCCTGGATGCGGCTAGTGTTCCTAAATGAACCCATCGCCAATATCGGTGACGCGACCGGATTGCGGGGGGCAGTAACGGCGGGGCAGCTGTTCTTTTCATTGCACACGGCAGATCCCGGTGAGGTAGGCACGCAGGCCACCAATGAGGTGTCCTACACCGGCTATGCCCGCGTCGGCGGTGCGCGATCCAGCGCCGGGTTCACGGTGACGGACAACTCGGTGTCACCTGCAGCACATGTCGATTTTCCAAACTGTACGGTGGGCACTGGGAATGCCACGCATTTTGCGATTGGGGTTGCATCTTCAGGCGCGGCCTTGGTGCTCTACAAAGGAACGCTCACCCCGCCCATTGCCATAGCTCCTGGCGTTACTCCTCGCATACTTTCGACCAGCACAGTCACTGAGGAATGATGATTATTTCTATCTCGCAGCACATGCCTAGCCGAGTGCGAAATGTGCCTATCGGGGTGAGAAATGGCGACGTTGAGTGAACGCCTGCAACAATCAGACATGACCGGGCTGGATGCTGCGCAGGTTGTGGCCGCGTTAAACGCCCCGGACCCGTCCCTGCCCGCTGTTCGTGTGCCCTTCTCTTGTCCAGAGATTGCGGTACCGGCGGCGCTATCCGGCGAGCTTGCCACACTGCGAATCGTGGCGGCGCGAGGGGAGATACCGGCAGACCTAACACCGAACAACACGGCTATTCCATTGCCGACGCAAGCAATTGCCGTCATATTGACAATGCTTGACGCCGTAGATAGAAGCCAGAAGGTTTCCCCAGAGATGGATGAAGGCCAGGTTGCAGCGATGTTTGATAACGTCGAAGCGATGGGACTGCTTTCACCAGCAACGAAAACGGCAATCCTTTCCCAGACCTTCCGATCTCCGTCCTGGGCAGAGGCAAACGGCGTGACGGTGGACGTGTTTGCCGTTGCCGCCGCGCGGGCGGGGGCGCAGGCGGTGATGCTGCTGGGATGGCAAAACAACGGCCCTGCGGCGGGGGGCGGTGTGGAAGAACAAGCAAACCTGCGCTTCACCGATGGGACTGAGCTTGGCGTGATCTTCAAGCTGCCGATGGCAAACAATGCCGCTCTGCGCACCGCTGCCCTGAACCAATGGTTGAGCAATAATGACAATCTTCTATCTTGATCCGGTCGGCGGTAACGATGCCAACAACGGTGAGTCGTTTCCCAACCGCTGGAAGACCCTCAACGGCGGGCCGACGGCGGCGCGGGTGGCACCGGGCGACGAAATCCGTTTCATCGAAAGCCCCGCCCCTACCCTGATCGGCAACTGCACCTGGACCACCGGGGCAAGTGCGCGCTCGATCACGGTGCCTGCGGGCGTGGTGCGGTTGATCGACACGCTGGCCGTGAACACGGGCTGGGTCGCAGCTGCAAACGTCACGCTTAATGCAGCGTCCGGCACCCGGCCGATCGGCGCGGCGGCAGTGAATTTTACGGTTGGTGCGGCCTTCACCACCGGCAAGGTGGCGCATAAGCCGCTGACGGTGAACCTGAGCGCGTTTCAGCAGGCAAACGTCTGGTTACGCACATCGGTTGCGCTGACTGCGGGGACTGTGTTTCTGGACCTGTGTTCGGACGCGACCGGCGACGTGCCGATTGTGTCGGTGCCGTTCACGGACTCCGGCACCACAGCCGCATGGTTTGCGGGCATGGTCGCGCACACCGGCAGCATCGGCACGATCAATTCCATTGCTCTGCGCACCACGGCAGACCCCGGCAACCCGACCATTTCGATCAACTGCCTGTGGGCATCCAAGGCCCCCGGCAGTGCAGATGAAATCACGCTGGCAACGATGGTCAGCAAGACCGCCTGCACCACGGAACCGCCGTTGCGCGGCGCTGGCACCGGCAATGAGCCGCTGCTGGGGGTGATGGGGGTCACGTCGGACACAGTTGTTGTCCTGAACCGCACCGGCAACCAAGACAACGGTGTCGATACCAGTGGCCGGGGATATGACGGTGCGGCGGGGACGGTGGCCACCTATGCCCACCAGTGTTTCCCGTTTACCGAACCCCGCATCTGGTCGCCCAACGAGGCCGGGACCGCCGCAGATCAAACCGTCTGGACGGGGGGCTGGTCGGCATTGGACATGGCCACGCGGACGGGCATGACCAGGTACATGCTGTCAACCCGCGCCTATTCGGCCGGGGGGTTTGGGTTCCACACGTTCCGAAACTTCGTCATGAACGCGTCGCTCGGCGGGAACACGTTACCCGGCAGTGACGGGTGCCGGGTGGAAAACAGCCTCCTTACCTCCTGCGGCTTTGCAGCCAACGGCTTCGCCCAAAGTGGGCTGAGTGCTGCCGATGTTTGTTATTCGGCGGGCGGTGGCCCTTCGCTCGGCGGAACGAACCAGCCGAACGGCAGCGTTCTGGAAAACATCTACTCATACTTGAATGCGGTGAGCTATAACGGGGGCCGCAATTTCGGGCGGGGCCTCACCGTGCGGAACGGCAACGGGTATGGCCTTAACTTCAACGGCAACCCCGGAAACGAGTACATCTGTATTGACGACCTGGTCACGCTCAACAACCAGTCGGGCGGGATTTTCGTTGCGCAAGGTGTCAATGCGCTCCTCCGGAACGCGGACCTGAGAGAGGCGAGCGACATCTTCTTCGTCTCGAACGGCAATGACGGGCTGCTGTCGGTCGAAAGTCTGGGCAAGATCACGGGCAATGACACGCTGCGCCACTCGTATGGCCGGATGACCCGGCAGACCGCAGTGGTGGACGCGCAAGCCTCGTCCTGGCGCGTGCAGGTCACCAGCACTAACGCCGTGGCCCGTGGCCCGCTGCGCCTGCCCCTGGGGAAGTTCGAGATTACGTGCGGGGTCACGACAACGATTGCCATGCGGATGCGGCGCGACAACGCCGGTCTTTCGATGGGCCTGTCCTACATGCCAACCGAAGGTCTACCTGGGGTCACGACCGAGCAGCGGGCGCTGATGACGGCGGCGGCAAACACATGGGAGACGGTGACGTTTTCGCTTTCCCCCACGGGCAGCGGGACGCAGATCATCTGCCTTGATGTAGTCGCCTGGGGCGGCACCACCTTCAACGGATACCTCGAAGCCATCACGGTGACCTGATGACGCTGGCAGCCCAGAAAGGCTACGGCGGGCGGGTTTTTGTTTCAACCCTGACCGGCACGCTGACAGCCCAGAAGGGGTTTGGCGGAAGGGTTGCGATCTGGTCGCCTGTGGTTTCGGGCGGTGGCGGGATCATCAGTGCTGCTGGTTCTTCAGCGGGCACTGCCACCGCTCTGGCACAGAGCGAGTCTTTCGCATCTGCGACCGGATCGTCAGCAGGTAGTGCCACAGCATTCGGGCAAGGCCAGGCCATCGCCGCCGCCACTGGATCGGCCGCGGGTTTTGCAGAGACAAGTGGTATTGGCGGATCGGTGGCATCCGCCTCAGGGTTGTCGGCAGGTGTCGCAACAACATCCGGGCAAGGCCAGGCCGTTGCCGCTGCGACTGGAACGGCATCCAGCACGGCAACGGTGCTCGGCGATGGCTCTGTTGCAGGCTCGGTGGCAGCCGGGGCCGGGGCTTCAACCGGTGCGGCTGCCGTGTCTGGGCAAGGCCAGTCCAGCGCATCCGCTGCCGGGCTTTCGGCAGGTACGGCAACAACAAGTGGGCTAGGCGCGGCCATCGCTGCCGCCACTGGATCGGCGGCAGGCGCGGCCACGGCGGCAGGCCAAAGTCCGTCGGGCGGTGGAATTGTTGCGGGTGCAGGATCGGCCGCCGGTTTGGCCACAGCGCAGGCCCAGGGCGCGATGATTCTGGCTTTTGCCGGGGCTGCCTCTGGCCTGGCCACGGCAGCAGGGCAGGGCGCGGCCATTGCAGCTGCTGCTGGATCGGCGGCAGGCGCGGCCACGGTGCAGGCCCAGGTGGCGCTGATTCTGTCCGTTGCCGGCGCTTCTTTTGGAGTGGCCACAGCATCGGGGCAGGGCGCGTCGACCACCAGCGCTGCGGGCACAGCTGCAGGGGTGGCTACGGTGATTGGGTACGGACCGTCCATGATTTCCACCCGCTTTGCGTTCCCTGGCGATCCAGCAAATGGCGGTAAGCTAGCTATATCACGCCGTGGCGGGCGTATTGTAATCTGAGGTTCCGATGGATACGTTTTACATGAAGGAGGGCAACACATCGCCCGCCATCCGATATGAGCTATACCCGCCCACGGTGGATCTGACGGGGGCAACAGTGATGTTTCAAATGCGCAACTTACCCTCGCTTGGTGGGGCTACGTTGATTAACGATTCTGCCGTGGTCGTGATCGCAAAGGATACGCCCACGGTGGAGTATTCATGGCAAACAGGGAACTCAAGCGGGGTTTATGAGGCCGAGTTTGATGTGACCTATGCCGATGGCAGAACTGAAACCTTTCCAAACGATGAGTTTATTCTAATCAAAGTATCGAAGAAGATCCAATGAATATTTTAATCCCCCTTAAACGCAATTCCTTGAATGACGTTTGCGACCATACTCCAACCAGCTACGGCATCCGACTGAAAGGATCTGCAAGCTAGTCCGCCATGACTTTGTGTACAACGTAACCAGCCCACAGAGGCGTGGGTTGCGCCAACCGCCAGGAATAACCCCACAAATGTCAAACACACAATCTGATAGCGTTTCATCTAACCTTATCTTCTACATGTCGAAATCGTTCGTCTAGACTCGCCAATTCTTTATCGTGGCGGTTCAAAATTTCTAGAATTTTTCCTTCAAAGGCCCCCAACCCTCTGGAGATGCTCCACAACGCCTCAATCGCTGATTTCACCCCTGCCCCAAGCATTCCTACGCCCGTAAGTCCTACGGCAACCAGGGCAATTGTTTCGCCGACGCCCATTGCATGACTTGTGTTTGTTCAGATTAAGCAAATCTGGCAATCGTCACGACCAGTCGGCGGCCCTGGTTTGAATTGGGGCAATTCGCATGAAGGACCCGTCACCTGTGGTGTAAGCGCCACCTGGGGCCGCCGAGAGCAGGTATTGGGGGGTAAAAGTGCCGGGAGTGCTGATGGCGACAGTCCCTCGGATCGAGCCGTGGTGGCTGGCGCTGGCGCTGGTGAGGGATCCGGAGATCACCGCAGGAGTGGCAGTCTGCAGCCAGGTCGTGAATGCCGGGCTAAGCGCTGCCGGTGGGAAGCTGCCGCCGTCCAGCGATCGATATACCAGCTGGTAAGCGATGCTGCTCAGCACGGCCGTGCCACCAAACCCGATCGCCAGGGTATGTGCCGTGGTGCCCGCTGTCTTCAGCAAGCTGAACAGAATCTCGAATTCGTATGTGCCGGCGGCTAATGTGACACCTACTCCCAGCAGATTCTGAGCAGTATTGACGTTTGCCCCAGCAAGGGTAGCATTTAGCCTATACCTGTAATCGTAGCCGCTGCTGTTAAGCAGTCCCACAACATTCCAATCTGTATCGTTGCTATTCCGCTCTTTCATTAGGCCCGATCCCATGTCTGGCCACCGCATAAAAGGGTAGGTAACCGACGGCTCTGTGGAACCAGAATTTTGCGTAGCTAATGCCTGTAGGGCATTTTGTACATCTAGCCGCAGTGACAATCCGCTGGCGCTATCAATTGTTAAATCGTGCTGGGCCATGTTTGCAAGAACAATGAGTTAGGCTTTCCAGTCTAAGGATTTATGTTAATGGTAATTGTCCCGCCGCTTATCTGATTGCCTGTGGCCTGCACATCGGTAGCCGCAGTGTATTGCAGTGTGCCAGTCCTGCCAGACGCACCAAAGACAATGTTATAAACGCTGCTGGTCAATGCGTTTTTATTTAGCCAGCCTGGATGGGTTCCGGTGAATTGTGCTATTCCGGTTGCCGTGGCACTTATTAAGCTGACGATGTTTGTGGCCCCGCAAAAACTGAACGGACCGTCAAGGTAGAAAGCGCCAAAGTACAGGTCAAACCTGTTTGTCCATGTGTAAACGACTGGTGGTCCGGCATCTGACGAAGTTGAGGTGTTAAAATAGTAATCAAATCGCTGCGCCCTTTGGCTAGCATTGGAAAGCCCTGCGCTACTGTTGCTGCCATAGTTCACAGCCGCAGACAGAGATTGGCCTGAAGGCACCCAAATAACAGAAGCGTCGTTACACGTCAAGTCTTTGTATATAAAATTTCTCTGGTTTGGCGTTGCCCCTGTATTCATAGCTCCGCCAGACGGATTAAACTGTAACGGCCTGGTGTTGCTAGTTATGTTGGGAATTGGTACATAAACAATGGAAGACGTTGCAAACGTCAGTACTGATGGTTCGGGCCGCACACCACGGCTGCCCAGCAAAGCTTGATCGCGAAAGCCAAATCCCCTCATCCCTGCACCGCGTAGACGGCTGTGGCGTCGGCGTCGGCTGGCCCCCAACAACGGATGCTTAGAATCCCTGTCTTGCCAGCTGCAATACTTGATGGCCCCGTGGCTGGAGATTGAGTAAAAATCCAGCCAGGAAATGTGAAGGCGCGAGTCGTACCATCGCAGATGATTCGTATCGAAACTTCTTTGCCTGCGCTTCGGTTGCTTGTGGTAAATGTAACTGGGCCGGCAAGGTTTAGGGTAACCATTTTGCCAGCCAAAACAGTCATATCCAAATTCACGGTGGCAGCATAAGAAAGGGTTGTTGGTACATCAATTACGGGCAGGAACGCTGCATTCAATTGCCCATCTGTAATGCTTAGGCCTGGCCCCAATGTATTGAAGCCTCCTGCAGATGTTGCTGCCAAAGCCACTTCAACAGCAAGTGAAAAAACCACAACGTCTTGGTTTATGTCAGCGACCGAAAGCAGAGCTCGACACCGAACCGATCGCGCCCGGACGATGCTGCGCGTCAACGGCTTCCAGGCCGACCAACTGCCTGCCAAGCCAGAACTCAGGGCATCGTGTGAATCTTGATATTCCAATCGAACAATGCCGCTTTCCGCTGTTTCATTATCAATGCTCAAAATTTCATCAACTGGGCCCAGCAGTGCATCCCATGTCGATGCAACCAACCTGGATCGGGATCGGATTATTCGCCTTAGCTGTAAATCTTTGACAGCCCCAGCGTCGAAATCATTGGCAAAGTAATAAATTGCCTGCCTGCTGTCAAATCCGTAATCGTCAATTGGGCCAGGCAATCCATCAAAATTGCCGTCTTCTGCTAATTCATCCCATGTTCTTGTATCAACCCTTGGTGCACCATAGTCATCAATTGGCCCTGGCAACGCATCAAAGTCACCATCCAACGCAAGATCGTCCCAGTATTCATCGTTTAATCGCAGGGCCTGAATCGAGGCATCGAAGGCACAATTTCGTTTGACACCAGTGAATCCTGTTGCGGCTTCATCAATGGTGGCAACGACTTCCATCGCCGTTTTTGGCGCATGAAATACCACTGATGTTGTTGCAGAAACAGCCCCGCTGCCATTTTGGTGGCGAAATAGGTAGGTCCCCGTCAAAGCCGGTAGCAACATCTGGCCCTCGGCGTTGGGGGCCTCCCCTTTGACCAAGGGGTTGCTGGTTGACCAGGTGGCGCCTGATAGGTCCGGCGAATGCCGGATCGCCACGCTCAGCGAATCGTTGTCGACCTGGGCCCAGCTGGCCTGCACCACCCATTCGCCCAGCGCCACCACGGCCGCATCCATCACCCGCTCGACGCTGCCATCAATGCCGATGACGCCGGTAGCCGATCGATCTACCTCTTGGGTGGGGGGCACAAAGGGATCCGAGCGGTTGCCAAAGGCATCGATAGCCACCACCTGGATCTCGTATCTCCCATCGGCCACCCCTGGCAGCACGATCGATGGCGTGGAGGTTGTGTAGGTCTGCCAGTTGCTGCTCATACGGTGCGCACCGCCACCTCATACTCGACTGCCCCAGGGATGGCCTCCCAGGAGAGGTGCATATCGGTTTGCCGTGTGGCTGGATTCACCACGGCGATGGCTGTTGCGCTGGAGGGTGCCGCCGGTGGCTTGATTTCAAGGGGTGCAAACACTTGCAGATCTAATGGAATATCACGCTCGATGTAGTCATATTTGCTTGGATTATGGCGCAATGCAGAAACCATATATTTCGTCCGACTGCTTTCGGTGATGCCAATAGCCGTCCACAGGCTTGTGCGCATGGCGTTGTTGTCAATTGACCAAGTGCCACCAATCAATGGCGCTGCCGAGAATGGCAGGGCTGGTGTAACAACCACACCGCTGATAGAACCAATGAATCGTGTCTCCAGATTTCCATCAACCAGCTTGGCGGTGATCGTTGCATCTGCCCCGGTTGGCAGATCAGTCTGGGTTGCATCATCAACAGTGAGGCTGGTTGTTGTGCCTGCAATGGTTTTGCCAGCTCGCCTTACGCCGCTTTTGAGACGATCAGCTGCTCTGAACCGCAGGCCCGGCCGAAGTTCCACCCCCAGAGCCACGGTGCCCTCAAACATCACAACTTCTGATTCGTATTGTTCGGTGTAAAGCAGCCATTCCCCTGCGCGATGGGCTTGCCCAGGTGATGTGCAGGCAAAAGCGTCGATATTGGCGACCTTTGCCCCATATAACTGAATTGCCTTTTTATCTTGTACCGTTACAAAATCATAGTCTTGTTTCTCGTTGTTGAAATACCGCACAACGGCGACGGTATAGCGCTCCCGCAGGCTAGAGCCGACATAGCGAAAGCCTTCTGGCGATATGTCTGCGTTTGATACGGTGACGATTGCATCGCCAGGGGCATCTTGCGTAACAGTTACCGAGCCTTTGCCCCAATGGGGCATGCCTCGAAAGACACTGGCCATCTGATTGATCATTTTGTATGCGTCTTCACTGCTCTGGATGTTGATTGAACAGGCGAAACGCGGCTCAAAACCGCCCCTGCCATCAGACACAAGTTCTGCGCAGTATTTAGATATTGAATACAGAGCAAACTTATCGACGGTTTCAGGCGGGCAGCGATGGCCGAACCCATAGCGTGGATGGGTGACCTGGTCGTAAAAATGCCAGGCAGGATCGGTCGTCCATTGAGCTTCGGCAAAGTTGCCCGTCCAAATGCCGGAGTAAATCAACCGGCCGGTGGTTTGCTCGACGGTTGCATTGTCAGGAATCGGAATTTTGACACCTAACCGGTCTTCGGATACTTGCGGCCAGGAGCTGAAATACTTGGCGTCTAGTTGCAACGCCAACAACGCTGAATATGGGTATCTAAGCTTTGCATAGATTAATTCTGTATAGTCACTCCAAACCATTGTGTCGTTGACTTTGGAGTTGTTTGAATCTGGGGTGATTCGCACCACTCGCACGCTTACGGGGAAGGGGCCATAGATCTCGATTTCATGGCTGCGTTGAAACAGATCGCCAGAACGGCCTTTCACAGATGTGTCAACCACGGTTTTGAAGCTGCCACCTGCAGTCGCCACTTGGATCTGATATTTGACCTCCACTGCAATGACATCGCCCTCCTGCGGTGACTTGACGCCACCTTTCAAAATGCTAGAAGTCAATGATTTTGATACCTTATTCTTAGGATCGTAATACTGCTGCAGGGCTTGCCAGCTAAGGGTAATTCTGAGTGCATTAACGGCAGTATCTGTAATTGTGCGTGTTAGCGGTGTCGCTGCTGTCACCGGCAGTCCAACCGCTCGCTGTGATTCGGTTGCATTGAAACCTTTGATCGAAGACTGGTCAACAGTCCCATAGCGATGCTCAACAACAACGCCTAGAAAGTTAAAATCAGTGGTTTTCGGATTATTTGGATCTGCCGATGCCTTAAGAATTGGCGTTTTGTTGATATAAATATCTTTCAGCAGAGCGGTTTCATAGGCCTTGCTGCCCCGCGTATAGCCCCTGGCCGACGGCCAGCCCTCTTGTTCTCCCTCGCCAAGCAGCAGCAGCAGCCGGGCGTACTGGGTGGAGTTGAGGGTGTCCGGCGCGGTGGCGGCCCCCCGGCTGGCCTTGGCCTGCTTTTGGCCACCGATGCCAGCCCCCCGGATCACTGGCCATGGCGGCAGCTGGACCAGGCTGTCTACGGGGATCAACCTCATCGCTTGCCCGTCGCCTGGATCGCTTCGACCAGGGTCATGGATCGCTTGTTGGCGCCCGCCCCAGGCAACTCACTTGTGCTGATGCCGGCTGAGATGACGATGGCGCCCATGACGATGCGGCCCCTTGGGATGTTGACGGGCGTGCCCTCCCTTGAGGTCAACTGCACCCCTGATACCGAGTAGGAGTTGGTTTCTTTGGGGTCACGGTTGCGATCTGGAGTGGGCGTTGAAGGTGTCAGCAGCTGGGCGGCACCGCCCAGGGCCAGGCTCATGCCGGCGCCAAACAGGGTGGGCCCCAAGGCCGCCAGGCCAATGCCCGGCACCGCAAACGATGCGGCCACCAGCAGAATGCCACCCACAATCTTGGCGCCGGCCGATCCTGAACCGCTCACGATCGGCACCAGGTGGATGTCCTCGCTGCCGAGGGGGTAGTGAATCTCGTCGGCGCCAAGGTTGTAGCTGCCCTCGGACAGCAGCCAGTCGTATCCGGCGATGAGGGCCTCCAGATCGGGCCAATTGGCGACCAGGAACCGCACGGCTTCGCCAATCGAGGCGATATTGGCGCTCAAAACCGTGTATCCGGTCCGCTCGGCCAGGGGCCCGTACAGGCGCAGCGTTCGCTCCAATGACACCGACCACTGAATAGCCCCAGGCTACGGAGGCCACTCCAGTGGCACGGCAGGGGTTGGCGCGAGCGGTCTGGTCAGCACCATTTTCGTGGCCGCACGCAAATGGTCCAAGTTGCCGCCGCGGCCCCCTTGGAACCGTGTACTTTTTGTTGCAAGGGTAGTCATGCGCCGCTAATGTCGAAGAAGTCGTCTTGTTTTCATGTCTGAATCAAAGCTGTATCGCGTTAAAGAAGGGGCGATTCTTGCGGGGGTATGCCAAGGGTTAGAGGTCAGTGGCAGAGGCTCTGCTGTGGCCTACCGTATGTTGTTCGCCATTGGCTCTATTTTCTGGTTCGTTGGAATCATCATCTACATCGTGATGGGAATCTCTATTCCCGTTGCCAGCAAGGAACAACTTGAGCAGCAGAAAAAAGCTGCATCTGAAGACGCTCCCAACAGACTGCCTGCGGGTCCTTCATTGGATACGCTTCAAGTTGAGCTGCAAAGAATTCAAAAGATGAAGGACGACCTTTTGATTTCGGATGAAGAGGCCACAAAGCTGAGAGCAAAGGCTTTGGGCATCAACTAGCCAACCCCGTGGCCCTGGGGCCCACCCAGCCCCGTGCCTCTGGAGCCCCTCCAGAGCCATGCCTCTGAAACCGCCTCCAGCCCCCCCCTTTCTTGCCCGGCCTTTCATCCTGAACCGTGTACGCTCGACTTGGGGGTGGGTCGGCCCAAACGGCAACGAGGGCGCCGGGGGCAGTGTCGTCGGTCGCTGCTCAGCTTGGGCATCAGGCCTGGGCACCGGTATCGGAGGCCCGCCTCCACCTAATTCCTTTACAAGCCGGATGCAGTAATGTCTGGTTTCTCGATGGCGACATCGAGGCTTACCGATAGCCCCGTTTCGAGCGGGAGCACGCATGAATAGCTTGGCTTTCCCCCTGGGGATGGATTGCCGCATCTGGAACGGTGTGGAGATCCATCGCAGTGCAGCTGACGGGTACGTGAACGCCACGGCCATGTGCCAAGCCGGGCAACGCCGTTGGAATCACTATCAGGCAAACGACCGAACACAGTCGTATATCGCTGCGCTTGCAGCCGTTACCGGATTTCCGGCCACGGGAATTGGGGGCTTGATTCGGTCGATCCAAGGCGGCCGGCCTGAGCTTCAGGGCACCTGGATCCACCCCAGGTTGGCCGTGGATTTGGCCCGGTGGATCAGTCCCGCCTTTGCCGTCTGGATGGATGGCTGGTTTCTGGAGGTGGTGCAGGCCCAGGCCCAGGGCGCCGCGGCCCAGCATGCCGGTGCCCAGGGGGCTCAGACCCAAGGGGCCAGGGCCGCCGCGGCCGGCACGGGAGCCACCCCCCTGGGGGGATCCGCCACGGCTTTTGGGTTTTCGGCGGTGACCGCCCCTGCGGACTGGAACGAGATCGTTGCGGCCTATGCCAAGGAGGTGGATGCTGCCATCGAGGGCCGAGCGGCGCATGAGGTGCCGCGCTCGCTGCGCTATGCCCGGCCCCTGGCCACACATTTCATGGGCTGGTTGGTGCAGCGCTATGCCCAGCTGGTGCTCCCCCCAACCTGTAAGCCCGCCTTACCAGTTGCCGAAGATTTCTCGGCGGCTGGTTCGGTGGCTGCCCTGCCGGCAACCCCGGCCACCCCAACCCCAGCGGATTTGCCGGTCCGGCGCCTTCGCCGTTCATCGGCGCCGTTGCCGGGGCCCGATCCCTGGCAGGCGGCCCAGCCACCCGAAACCATGGTCTGCCGGCACCTGCGGCCGCTCGAGCCTGATCAGGTTCGGCGGTTCCGGCGAGGTGAGCAGATTGCGGGCCCGGAGCTGGCCCGGATCCTGGGAATCACCACCCACCGCATCAACGATTGGTCGCGCCACCACGGCATCGGCGCCAGCCGCGATGGCTGGCAGCTGATCGGCCAGGGCAAAATCGGCTGCGGTGATCTCGGCAGCACCCTCCCCCCAGGGCGGCCCAGCTGGCTGTTCGAGCGCCTCTGAACTGTCCGGAAATATCGGATAGTTCGATTTGATAACGCCCGGGGAACGGCAAACGCTCGGGGGGCGGCGGCGAGCGCCCAAGGGCCCCTAAGTCCAGGGGCTCTTGTCCTTCCAGGCAAGCGGTCGCAGCACCCGGCCGGTGCTGCGCTGGTGGCCGTCGCCGTAGATGTCGGAGCTCGACAGGCGGCCTTCGACGTGATGGAGCAGGCGGCCATCGGGCAGGATGACGCCCACATGGTTGAGCCCGGGCACGAAACGGCTTTGCAGAACGGCATCGCCAGCCCGGATCTGCTCCCGGGGCACCACAAAGAAGCCGGCCTCGGCGTACAGGCTCTCGAACAGGGGCTGGAGCAGGAACTCTTCTGGGTCAGCGGGCCGCTCGAAGTCCGGCAAGTGCAGGTTTTGCTCGGCGTACCAGTCCCGTACTAGCGCCCAGCAGTCGTGAACCCCCCATGACCATTGCCTGCCGATCAACGGCGGCTTCCAGCCACTGGGCTCAAAGCTGAACCACTGGCCCTGGCCGTCACCCAGGTGCGGGGAAACGATGTGCCAGGGGATCCCCCACTTCTCGCAGCCGGTGCGATCGGCATCAGATGGATGTGGGAAGCCGTCGGGATGGGAATGGATCACCGCCACGATTGTTCCGGCCCGGGCGGCGGCCAGGTAGTCGGCTGGATCAATGCTGAAATCGGTCTGAATCGGGTTGATGTTGCGGCAGGGCCAGTAGCGCTCCTTGCCGCCCACCACCACCACCAGGCCGCAGCTTTCGCGGGGGGCCTCGGCCACTGCGGCAAGCAGCGCTGCAGCACGGGTCTGGCTGTTCATTGCTGGCGATCAGGCATTGTAATTGCCAATACCTGGATAACCACCGTATGGAAGTTCAGCGCCTTCGCCATGGCGTAATCGACAACCAGTAAGCGTCTGGCTGCAGACGCTCAATTCGGCTGATGCGACTGGATTGTTGTTTTCGTCAAAAAAGTTAGGGCCGTTGTAGCCGCAGCCATCGCCTCCCAATACAAAGGTGCATTGCTTGAGGCATTGCCGCCTGGGGCCCCGTTCACCCACCAAGCTAAAGGCTGATTCCAGTTTAAATTCCACCACATCGCGGCATTCAAGCTCCTTCTTGTCAAAGTAATAAATCTCTGGCGGGAATGTCGCTGCCGGATTGGGTGTGCCGTAAGGATTCACCCCATCATCAAAATTAGCGGCATCAAGAAACCTGGCCAGGGTCCTGATTCTGGTGAACTTGGCCATGCCCAGGTCGTTGCCCGGGGTGAAGGCATTGACCTCATTGAGGATTGCGGAGATTTCACCATTGACATTGCCCAGCCGCAATGTGGGTGTAGGCAGCACCCCTTTGCCGTCATAAGCAAAGCCTTCGGCTTCAATTGTGATTGGCCAATAAGAATTACCAGCCCAAATCACTGGTATCACTGTGCTGGAAGCGCTATAGGTGTTTGAAAACCTAAAGGTTTGATCAACGCCGTGGATTCGGCAGTTGGTTTCGATTTCAAACAATTCGATGATGGAACCAGGTTCCATCGACGCGAGTTCAGCCCTGAGTGTTGCATTCAACATGGTTTAGATTACGGCACCTGAACGCAGTCTGGAGTATCCAGCCCAGGTAAATTGGAGTTGATAGGCAGAGTTGGCAAATTCCCAGCGGCCCCTGGATCGGGCAAGGTCGGGCGTCTCGGGAGCGCTGAAGCCAAGCCCCATGCCTGAATTGGTAAAACTACTTTGGAGCGACTCACTTGGGTTGGCTGTGTATAGGTAAAATACATCAGCTACGCCGCCGACACCAACACTTCCGTCAAAGTATGCTTCCACGTAGACATCTATGTTCGAATACCACGGTCCCAAATAAAATTGTGCGCTATATCTCAGGGACGGCGCTCCATCTAGGTCTATTCCTCCCAACCCGTACGTTATGAGTTGGCCGCTTGATGAACGTAGCGGCAGCCAGCCAGTGTTAACTGGATAGGTTATAGGGGGCGCAACGGTGGCGATAGCATAGCCTCTTCGTTGGTATTGCGTTCCAACCCACCTAACAAACGCCGCAGTAGGATATAGGTCAAAGTTAGGTTGATTTCGGCAATAATGCGGTACACCACCAATCCTGACTCCAGGTGGTGCCAGTTTCCCCCAAATCCGACGCAGCAGTAGATCAACCTCTACCCTGGACTGAAATTTTCTGGCGATTGGCCATTCTTCGACCTTCCACATGGGAGTGCTGCCCCCCGCATGGTCTGGCGGCGTCCAGAGGAATGGTTTCCCATCGGTTGCCCGAGCTTCCAGGAACGACCGAACCGTGGCCGCTTCACTGAGCTTGATCAGCATCCGCACTCGCCAGGTCTCCTCCAGCGGATGGAGGCCGAACTGGGTGATGTAGGTGTAGCCGTCCCCCAAGGGCTGTTTGGTGGCGAGGCTGCGCACCTCTTTGCTCAGCTCGCTTTTCAACGGCACCGCCGGGAAGGTGGAGTAGGTCATCGGATCCCAACCGACTGCACAAAGACGGCCCTGAGCACATACAGGCCGCGGCCAACCCCATCCAGCGACCATTGCGGGCAGCGCCAACGCGCTTGGGGGCGGTCCGGTGGCGTCCAGAGAAAAGCCTGGTTGTTGCGCAGGCGCGCCTCAAAAAAGGTGGTGAGGATCTTGACCTGATCCATTGGCAGCGGCGCCCACTGCAGCGGCAGGGTAACGGGGAACTGGTTGAGGCCCAGGGCCTTGCGGTCTTCTGGCCCGTCGTCAAATTGGCTGCCCCGCAGCTCCGGCTTGGTAGTTTCGGTTGCCGGGTAGATCGGCCGGGGGCTGGCTGGCAGGGTGAAGGGCATCAGTTGTAGAGAATGCCGCCGGGGCGTTTCTCGCGGATTAGCACCTCTTTCACCGCCTGGCCGACCATTTCGCCCAACCTCGAACCCTTCTCGTTGTTGCCGGCGACGGCCGTGCCCGTGGCGTCGACGCTGATCGGGATGGTGATTGATCCGCCGCCCCAGCCGCCGCCGGCCGCCCCTCCCTGCAGCTGCACCGGCAGGCTACGGCCGTTCGGCAGGGGAACAATCGCCTCGGTGCCATGCAACATGGCCGCGTACCCGCTTTTGGGGCCATGGGAGACACCGCCGGCGGCAAACTGGGCCATCGGGAAGTCGGTGACATTGAAGGCGCTGCCTAGGCCCTTGATGCCGGCGCCGACCAGCCCCGCACCCGGGCCCAGGCCTCCGAAGATGTCGCCGATCAACCCCAGCCCGCCACCGCCACCTGGTGTAAAGCCACTGCCCACGCCGCTTTGAGCCATCAGCTGACCCGCCCGCAGCATCAGCTGGGCAGCGGTCATCTGCTGCCCGGCCGCCCCGCTGAAGCCGCTAAGGGCCTGGAACAGGTTCCCGGTGAGCAGCTGTTCGAGGGGGGCGAGGATGGAATTGAGGGTGGTCTGGGCCAGGCGATCGGCGGTGCCGGCCAGGGCCTGGGCGATCGCCCCGCGGATGTCGCCGCCCTGCATCGCCGTAGAAAGCGCCTGGCGGACGCCGCCGCCCAACCCGCCCACGGTGTCCTCCGTCAGGCCGGCAGCCAGTCGGCCGCGGGGGGAGTTAAGGATTTCAGCCTTGAGCTGGGCGCTTATCCGCTCCACCTCCATGGCCCTGCTCTGCTCCGCCTGGTTGATTCTTAGGGCTGCGGTGTCGAATTCATTGCGGGTTCTGGTCCCTCCCAATTCCTCCTGCAGGTCTTTGATCGCGGTGTCGATGTTGGCCAGCAACTGGCGCGTCTGCTCCATGCTGTCGGTGTTGGCCTGGAGGCTGTTGCCCAGGCTGTTCAGCGGCTTTTCGAGGGGTTGGGCGGCCAGCATCGGCGCCGAGCCACCTGGCAGCCGCCGTAGCGGTGCTGGTGTTGCATCTGGCATGGGGCCATTCATGTCGATACCGGCGAAGATGTCGGGCCCGCTGCGGGGTCTTGACGCCATGGCGGGGAGAGCGGCTGAACCTGACCCAGGGACCATGCGTCCCGTTTCCCACGCACGAGTAAGTGCTTCCAGCGCTTGCCAAGCGTCAGCCGTTGATGCCCCGCCTTTGGGGTTGACGTGGGTGGTGACATGGGTCCCAAAGGTCCGGCCCGTAATGCCCTGGCTCCCAATGCGGTCGCCGGGCCCCAGGGTCATCCCTTTGGCAACGTCAATGCTGTCGAAGTGACCGAGGAGCATTTCGTATTTTTTGCCGCCGATATTGAACTCTCCGCTGACCCAGCTGCCGTAACCTTTGCCAGTTGATCCCGCACCGCGGCCCTGAAAGCCGGTGCCGGTGATCGTGAGCTTCCCGAATGGATTGGTGACAGCACCGCCGCGGCCACCAGGCACCACGATGTCCCAGCCGGTTGCTTCCGCATCAGGATCGCGGGTGCGATTGGTCCTGGCCCCTGAAATCATGCGCCCCCCCGTCGCGACCACTGGCGGCGCCGCGGCCCCGGTGGCGCCACTAAGGGTGTCGCGTTGGGCCTGGTTTTTCAGCTGTTCCTTGGCTGCTTCCAGGTTCAAGATCGCGATGTTCTGGCTGGTGCGCTCGACCTGAAGGCGCAGCAGGGCGATCCGCTGCTCGGAGGCCTCCCGCTTCTGCTGGAACTCCAGCTGCTGGCGGGCAACCGATTGCTCCAGGTTGAGCTGCCGGGCCTTGGCGTCGTAGAGCTCCCGGACAGCATCGGCCTCGCTCACCAAACCGGTGCGGCCGAGTGCCAGGGCCTCGATCTGGGCGCCGATCACCGCCGACACCGATGTGGGGTTGTTGCGGGCATCGGCCTGGGCCCGGGCCAGCGACAGCATGCGCTCGGCATCATGCGCATTGGCATCGAGGCGGGCCTTGGCCAGGTCGGTCCGGCTTTTTTCGATCGCCTGCAGCTTCTCTTGGGCATTGCGCTGGCGCTCGAGAATGGCGATCTCCTGCTGGCGGCCGTTCTGCAACCGGGTTTCCACCTGGGTGCGTTCGGCGAGGTTGTTTTTGATCGCCTGTTCCTGTTCGTTCAGCCGAGTCAACACCCGCTGCTGGGCCAACGAGAGGTTGGCCGCTTCGACCTGGACGCCCAGGGCCCGCTGCTGGATGTCGAGGCTTTGCTGCTGCAGGGCGCCGGTGCGGCGCAGGTTGGTGGCGCCTTCGGCGGATAGGGCCACGGCGCGATCGGCCGCTTCCAGCTGCTGGCGATAGATCAACAGGATGTCCCTCTGCAATTCGTATTTGGCCATTAGTGACTTTTGCTCCGAAGAGTTAGGAGCTGCGTTTTGCGCCTTTTGATAGTTTTCTTCCATCGCCAGCCGGGTTTTGAGCCGCTGCACGTTGATTTCGGCCCGCTGGATGGTCAGCTGTTGCTGCTGGATGGCCGCCTGGCGGATGCTGATCTCCAGCTGCTGCTGCTGGATTGCCTTCTCCGACTGCAAGGCGCTGACCCGCTCACGAATCCGTTGCTGCTCCTGGGTGTTGGCCAGTTGATTGCGGCGGTCTTCGGCCTGGGCGCGGGCTTCGGGGGATGCCGCCACCGACACCTGAAACTGAGCCCGTTGCGTTTCCAGCCCGCGCCGTGCATCGGCCAAGCCAAACAGCTTCTCCTGCACGGCCCGCTGGGCCTGCAGCAGGGCCAGCCCCTGGTTAAGGGCGGTGATCTCGTTGTTGTAGATCTTCTCCTTGATGTCGGCCAGCTCTCTGGACTTGGCCAGCTGCTTCTCTTCTGGAATTGCTCCGCGATAACGCTTTTCGGCTTCTTCATTCATCTGCCGTGCCAAAGGCGAAAGATTGATGCTGCGCAGGCTGATCTTGTCGTTGGTGCCGATTTTGTCGGCAAATTCGGCGGCAATATCGGCTTGCCGCGCCATGATTTCCTTGTCGCTCAGCCCCCGGGCCTTGCCCTCCAGCCAGGCGGCAGCCTTAGCGGCTTCAATGAAGGGTTTTGAGATAACTGCACCCAGCCTGTCGCTTTTCGCTATCAGGCTATCCAAGGTGTCGTTGATTTTGTCGAAGGCGTTATCGCTATAGTCTCCCCCCTGCTGGCCAATCAACCGGAAAAACAGCGTGATTGGCCGCAGCATTGTCGATACCAGCGACGCCAATAGCTGAAACATCTTGGCGATTGTGGTAAGACCAGCCGTCACATATTGAATAATTGGCGTAAGTATGGCACCGGCAAGGTTTCCAACCAGAGCTGTGATGTCGCTAATAATTTGAATGATTGAGGCGCCTACTGATAACACGGGCACCAGTGCGCCTGCAAGCTGCCCCGCCAACACGATGACTGGCTCCAGGCCTTCGCCTATGGATCGCATCATGTCGCCAAAGCTGTCTTTTAATTCCGTCAGCGGCCTCAAAATTGCCTGTAATGCACGGGCTGACCCACGCTCAAACCCCTGGCCTCCACTGGTATTTATTGACTGCATCACATCTTGAAAGTTGCTTAGCGTGTTCTCCAGCGATGCCGCTAATACTTTCTGACCGTCATATAGCTTATTTAGCTTATCCATCAAGTCGTCATAGTATTTGCCTTCTGCTTGCAAGGTGCGGATCCGCTCGCCGGCACCCTGGCCATAAAGCTTCATCGCCAGCTCATCACCAGGTTGAACATTGCCGCTCAGCAGGCTGCTGGCCTCTCCCCGCAACTGATAACCAGGGATGTTGAGCGTCGCCATTGCCGCAGCGATGCGGGTCGAAAGCTTGGTGACATTGCTAAGGTTTTCGCCCTGCTTCCCTAGGCCAGAGTTGTTCTGGCTGATGATATTAAATGCGTCGTACACCTGGCTGGAGGTGGCGCCTGAAATCATCGCCACTTCCTTTTGGATTTCCTTGAATTCGCCTGTGATTCGGCCGCGCAGGGCCCGCATCTGGTTTGATGTCCCCTCAATGGCTTTGCCGTCCGGGCCGATCACGGCAAAGGCCTGTGAAGTGAAGATGCTGGCCTCAGCAACCTGTTTGTTGAATTCGCCCGTCTGCTGGGACAGGGCCTGCAGGGGCCCGGTGATTGAGCCAACGGCCGCGGCCACACCGTTGAAAATTGCCTGCAGGCCCATGGCCGCCAGGCCGATCTGACCCAGGATTGGCACCGCCACCCCGGCCGCCCGGCTGAGGCCGGCCAGGCCACCGGCCATTTTTGAGATGCCGCCAGAGCCGCCATCGGCGCTCTTGCCCGCCTTGGTGAGCATGTCGGCGAGGCCCTCCCAGGCCGACGCATCTCCCTCCATGCCCCGGCTCACGGCCTCCAGCGTGCTGCGCAGACCCACCAGCTTCTGCTGGAGGGTGTTCACCTCGCGGGTGGCGTTGCCGGTTTCGGCGTCAAATTT